GCCCCCTATAGCCGGTTTGCTAGCTAGCGAGGTTCTTCGAACCTTACTAAAACAATACTTCTTTGAAGTAGATCACCTTAGGGTAATCGTTTTAGTACGCTAGCATCTGGTAACCCGCAGGGTACACTTTATGTTGTGTCACTGACATCAACTAAAGTGTCTGGTTCATATTCGTTTTCAACGATATTAACCAGAATTAAGTCGCCTTGCTCAAAGAGCGGGTCATAGACCGGACGACTTAATTTCCCAACCCTTGTCCAACGGATATTAAGGTTGGGTAATCCGGCTGATAATTCCTCTAAGAGGTTTACGGACCGGATTTTACCGCGGATAGGAATTTCTAATTTCTCTCCGCAGTAATAAAACTTCGTTCTTTCTCTGAAAGCTAACGCAGTTTTAATGGTTTCCTCATCAATGATGGGGTTGCCATTAAACACAATATCCCAAAGTTTGGCATATCTGTGTTTAAAAGTCTCCGTATTAAATGCCGAGACTTTTGCTTCATTGGAAAGAATTTCTTTCCATAGAAGCGGTCGTAAGATAGCATCTTTGATTTTATCTTCCGACAACCAGTGTAATCTTTCTAAGATTTTATGCTGGTTTCCGGCAGCTTTATCTTGTAGATTAAACTCCCGGACTAGGCTTCCGAGATCCTTTGGATCTCCTAAGCCCAGTATAGCTTCAGGAATTAATAATTCCTTGGCTAAGGATATGTCTGTTTCTAACAGTTCATATCCTCTATAGCTCTTGTTGGAGGTAAAACCTTTAAAAAGAGCTATAATCTCCTTAGTGGCTTTGCCATTAATGAGATCTACCAAGAAACTCTTTGAGGGACTTGGTAGTTTATGGCATAGACTTGGAATATCCGAGTCTAACCATAATCCTACTCCTCCCAGATGTTCTGGAAGAAGTAGATGCCAGTAGACACCACTGGTGTTTTCTGGCATCAGAGGTCCCATTCTTTGAAAGAATCGGTCTCTGACCATTCTGATCCATTTCCAGTGGAAAAGATCAGAATTAAGCCATCTCAAGGTTCTACCTAATGATTTGGCTTTACCAACGGCCGTATTACGGTCGTTGTATTTCTCATTGTTCTTTGAACAAGGAGAAATAAGTCTTACCTTTATGGAATCCACGAAGGGAGACTTGATGTACATCTCTGTACTATCATTGATAGTACGGGGTGTCCATTCACAGTTGAATATATTTTTAATATAAATCAACTTTTCACAATATCTGACTACAAGTCTAGATATTGCGTGCTTCGTTGGCGAGATCAAAGATCCGCAACGAATATGTGTTCTGGTGATACCTTTAAGGTAATCCTCTGGACCGATCGCAATATGATCGTCACCAGCCACAGCGAAAGTCCTCCAAGGTTCTTGGATTGGACGATCGTAATCGCAATTTAGATAACGTCTAATTGCGATTTCCTCACAGCTTAAGTTAAGTAATGTGAGGATAGTTTTCGTGAGTGGTTCACCCATGAAGACTCCTCGCGTAGCAACAAATGTTTTGTTGGGCGCGATACACAGTCTATCTTTTAATAAAAGATCGGCTGCGATATCGAGTAGACTTCCGGCATAGCCGAGTCCATCGATAAATCCCCTCCAAAGTTGCACTGCAACTGGACGTGGGATAGCGTCAGTAGCACTTTCTAAGTCACTACTGAGGCAAGCGAAATCTTTCTTATAGAAAGATCGAGCTTTACAGATCAAGTATAGGTAATGCCAAGCTTGATCTGCTCGCATTAGTCCGCTTTCAGCGGATGGATGCGAAGCCAAGAAAGCACGTGTTACGTGAGCTTGGCTTTGTTGCAACACGTATAACCAATATGGTCCTGTTGTAACAATTCGGACTTTAGCACCTGGTTCAGGTATTGCTAAGACCCGAATAGGTATCTCTGATACCTGTTGTGTATCACGTTTCATTGAAATGTATGCACAACAAAGGATCTGGAGGCCTATGGCTTCATCAAATCCTTGGCGAAAAGCCTGAAATCCACCTATGGTGTCAGGATGATCGCCTCCGAAATCTATTTCAGGATGATCCTCGTAGATTTCGTGTCTACACCAAGTTCTCCATCGGGGAATTCCTTTTACCTCTTTGAGGTTTATAAAGGGTAGACTTATCTCACCGTCTTCCTCTGGAATATGGGTGAGAATAGGGTAAATAGAATCTAAGATCTCTTTTGCCCTTCCTCCCTCTTCTACTGAGTAGAATAAGGAGCCCGCTCCGGTCATAGATATATGAGCTGAGCGGATTGGTCCAGGACCCGCTTTGCGGCATCTGCGACCAATATTCCTAGCAGCCTCATAGAGTTCTGTTAGGATTTCGCCGTCTGGTTTATAATCAGCGGTGACAACCGATTCAAACTTTTCTAAAGCTTTTGTTTCGGTTTTCCTGTCGCCAGCTGGTAGCTGGCGAGAGGAAATAAGATGTGCAAGAGCTTGTAGCTGTTGCCTATCTTTATACTCATTACCAGTCCATCGGACTTTGATAATGGGTATCAGCTTAAAGAAAAAGTTAAACTTTTCTCTTTTAGGCTGTTCAATTACATCACTTCGTGAGTAATTGATAAAGATGTAGTTGACAAAGTCTTTCCACATCTTTATTACCTGAGGGACATTAAATGTCCCGACGGTAAAGATCTTACGTACTAAGTACTTTAAGATCTTATAGTACTGATCTTTTATAAAGAATTCAGTACTATACAATAGCAGTGAATCAATGATTCCTGCTATTGTTTGTTCAATTCTGCGAATTTCGCTTACTCTTCGAGTAATAAGAATTTGAACAATAGAAGGTTTTAGAGATAACTCGTTTTTTAAACGACCCTTCAACCTTAACCGTCCATCAACTTTAAAAGAAGATGTGCGGAATGCTAAACATCCTTTAAGAATGCTAGCATTTCGAGAAGGCAAGATATAATCTTGATTCTCGAAAAGGCGAGGGATATAGATTCTATAACCCTTGTCTTGCAAACCGGCCGGGGCCCGAAGGTTTCCGGTTTTGGTTTGTGTCGACATAGGGGGCTTG